GTTGGAATTCGCTTCAAGACAGATGAGGAGAAGGAAAAATAATTATTTATAAATTGCTTGAATTATCATTCGGTAATTTTATCTAAATCAACTATAAAAATCATCAATAAATTTATTACTTATATTTGAATACTTTTTAAAAAATCTATTAAATGATATAAGATTTTATTTTTAGAACAATCCTAAAAAATATTAAAATTATTTTTAATTAATTAAAACTTAAAATAACTATATGGTATGATATATTTAAAATTAAGATAGATGATTGTTTTATTTATTGATGAATATAGTTTCAAAAATCACTTTTATTTTATAAATGTTTCTCTTATTTTTTCTCCTTCTTTTGTTTTACTTTTCATACATAATAATTTATAACATTTATTAGTTAATAATATTGTTTCTTTTGGTTTTCCTACTTTACCACTTTTATTTTTAATTATAATATAATCTTCATTTAATTTATATGAATATAATAATGTATTTTTTTAAATTATCTTTCCTTGTTTTTAACCATTCGGCAACATTATCTAAATCAATAATAAATTTCTTTTGTATATTTGAAACAATCTTTTTATTATATAATAAATCATATTCTTTTATTGATGATAAAATCTCGTCATTTTCATTACACCATAAATAAATATTAGCGATTTTATAAGGATTATTTTTATCTATTCTCGTTGCTCTGCTTAATCTTTGAATAGTTGTTATTTTATTTTTAGGAATATATGAAATATAAATACTATCACAACAAGGAATATCAATACATTCATTAAGAATTTTTATATTAAATAATAATTGAATTTTATCATCATTATTTTCAAATATTTCCAATCTTTTTTTCCTTTCTTTATCACTATTTTCGCAACTTATACTATCTATATTTAATTCTAATATATAATATTCATTTAATTTATTCATATTATCCATCATTTTAATCATATCAGTCGTATCAACACAATAAATAATTATTTTTCTTGAACCATTTTTAATAATACAATCAAATAAAAATTTACATTTATTTTTCATTTCATCATTTTTGTCTTCATTATTAGGCAACCAAATTTTATAATCTGTAATATATTTATTTTCAATAGCATAATTAAAATTCATTTTATAAACAATATCACCTGTAATTTCTTTGTATTCTTTATCATTTTCAATATCATAAATTTTAGGTGTAGCAGACATATATAATATTTTATTTTTTGATATTAATAATTTATTTATATTATCATTTTCATTTAATATATTTGATTTAGAAAGATTATGAAATTCGTCAATTATAAATAATGAATTTTCAAATAAATCTAAACATTCAGCAATCAAATCCATAGATAAATAAGTCGTGGATATTAATAAAATCTTTTATAAAATGAATATCTCTATTACCATCCATATCAACTAATAAATTTGATTTATCATAACCATATTCAATAAATTTATTTAAATTTTGTAAAGCAAATGCTCGTAAAGGTGATATAATTATAACTTGTTGATAATCATTAGATATTAAATAACTCGTATAAGTTTTACCACAACCACAAGGAAGAGATAATATTCCTCTATTATTATTTGAAAAATGATTTTTAAATTTATTATATGCTTCAATTTGATATGAATAAGCAGATATTTTAATATCTTCAATAGATTTATTTAATTCATCAATAGGTAAATGAACGAAATGAATTGTAGCATCACTTAATTTATATATATCATCTGTATATTCAATAAAACGAACATTAGAACATATTTCACCTATTTTTATTATATTTTTAGAAAGATTATGTGTATAATAAATATAAGTATTTTTACGACTAAATGAAGTTCTCATCATAATTCCTGCCAAATCTTCAATCATAACTCCTTGTAAATATCCATTTTTAACCTGAATTAAATTGACATTATCATTTTCAACTTCAATTAAATCAATACCAATATCTTTATGATGATGTAAAAAACCTTCTTTAATTTCTTTTCTTAAATTTCTCATATAATTATGTGATGGAACTAAATTATGATTTATCAAAATATTTTCAGGACATTCATTCCATAAATATACTTGTTTATTATATTTAGTTATTAAAAAATTCTTAACATATCTCTCATAATATAATCCTTTTTCAAAATTATTCATTTATATATTTATATATTCATATTATCATTATATAAAATTAATGAGAAATTATAATGAATAATTCTATTTTTTGATTTGAACTCAGTTCGAAATTCACATTTCATTAAAACTTCATAATTAAATATATTGAAATTTAAAAGATATGATAAGTATTTATAATTAAATTCATTATAATTATTAGATTAGTATTTATAATAGATTTTATTAATAATTATAGAATGAATATCAATCATATTTATTATATTTTTAATGTGAATGCGAATAGCAAACAACATATTTCAAAAAGGTTTAGTGATAGTTCTATCTTTTTTATTGCTTCGCTCGCCTTTGGCAAATTTGAGCTCAGGTTGCGTAGCAACATTAAGACTTCATAATCAAATATATTGAAATTTAAAAAATACAATAAGTTTTTATAATTAAATATATTATAGATATTATAAAACTATAAATGAAATGATAATGAAATGATAATGAATATCAATTATATTTATTATATATTTTCGTTAATAAATATGTGAATATCAAATTAGATATAAAATTTAATTATTTATTTATTTTTATGTCATCATTAGATATAAAAGAAAGAATTATTTTTAATCTTGAAAATTTCTATAAAACTGATTATTATAATGAAAAATTAAGAGATATTTATGATAATTTGGAAGATGGTTTTATTACATATTTAGAAGAAGATGCTATTATCCATTTATCTAAATTATACAAAGATGATATAATTATGGAATAAACCATAAATAAAATAAAGAAATCAATTGTGAATAATAATGAATATTTCGCAAATGAAATAAAAGAATGTAAGGAAACATCAAAATATTCACTTGATTTATTAAGTATTTTTGAAAATTCAATTAAAATATTGCGTCAAATGGAAATGGAAACAAAAGAAGAAATAAAAAATAATAATGAATACTTTGCAAATGAACTAAATAATCTTGAAAACTCAATTAAAATATTGCGTCAAATGGAAATGGAAACGAAAGAAGATAATCAAAATCTTAATAAAACGATTAAGGATATGAAATATACGATTGAAGAATTAAAAGATAATAATGATTATTATTTCATTTCAAAATTAGATAAATCAAATCAATTTCTCAAAAAATCTATTAAAGATTTGAAGAATGATAATAAAATATTTATGATAATTAATTTATCATTATTTATCTTCAATATCTATTTAAAATTTAAATAATTATTTATTTTTATGACTTCATTAATAAATCCTAATGATGAAGGAATAAAACAGAAGATTATAAGATGTTTTTATATTATATATGAAAATGATGAAAATATTAAACAACCATTTTTATTTATTATTGATAGATATTGTGAAAAACATAAAATTTTAAATATTGATAAAGATGAATTAATAAAATATATTCATTCTAATTTTTTAGATTATCATTTTGAAAGATTAATTGATGAATATAAAAGAAAAATTACAGGTAATTCAAATGGATTTACAGGTAATAGAAAACAATTTAATAAATTAATGCTAAATATTACAATAAATTCTCCTTATGATAAAGAAGCATTTTATTTTTTTTATCAAGAATGTTTATTATTTCATCAAGAAGAAAATAAAAAATACAAATTTATTTATTATAATATTTATAATTTATTCAAATTTAATAATGATAATAAATCAAAAACAACAACATTAAATAAATCCATAAAATATATTCAAGATAAAATAAAATTATCAAATGAATATAATGAAAACAAATTAATCATTATTAATAATTCAATAATTAAATTAAAAGATGATAATGAATTATTAAAGAATTCTATTAAAGATGTTAAGAATTCCAATCAAATTCTTAAAGATGATAATGAATTATTAAAGAATTATATTGAAGATATTAAGAATGATAATGAATTTATTAAGAATTCTATTAAAGATTTAATGAATTCCAATAAAATCCTTAAAGATGATAATGAATTCTTAAAGAAATCCAATCAAATCCTTAAAGATGATAATGAATTTATTAAGAATTCTATTGAAGATTTAAAGAATTCCAATCAAATCCTTAAAGATGATAATGAATTTATTAAGAAATCTATTGAAGATGTAAAGAATGATAATGAATTCTTTAAGAAATCCATTAGAAAATTAAATGAAGAAAATGAAATCCTTATTATTAAGATAAAATTTTTACTAATAACAACGATTTCAATTATTATAACGAATTTCTTTATATAAATTAAATTTGCTAAAATAGAAGAGGAATTTGGAGATATGATATTCGTGAAGAGGCGACATATTTAACCAGATGAGAGCAGTTAAGATTTTTATTTTTTTTAGATTAAGATTTTTTTCTTGAACGAATTTATCAAAATCTTCTAATTGTTGGATAAGTAGATAATTACATTTAATATCAACGCTGATTTGATTATTATCTACGATGATTTCAAATAAACCTCTATTAATATTATCGTGATTGAATATGATATTATGTCTTAATTTCGCCAAATCATAATACATATCTCCGTGAGAAATATTTCCACCGAAATCTTGTCGCCAATCAAGTAATTTATAAGAATTATCATCCGTTTTTATGATATTATCTAAAATGAAATCTCCGTGATATTGATAAAATTCACTCGTATTTAAAGAACTCCAATCAATTTCATTCAAAAGGTCTTCAATCGTTCCAATATCCATCCCATTTATTATCCCATAATCATAAAAATTAGATTTCCTTAAATCATTTAATCTATCATAAGTTTTTCTTTTATAAAACCGATGACAAGTTTCTATATAATCCAGACTAATCTTCTTATGTTTCCATAAATTTTCATAAGACCATTCTAGAAGTTTATAAATCTCACCTGACTTCTTCAATTTTGATAAAATCGTTCCTTGAATTAATTCCATTCCAAAGAAATATTTTCCTTCATTTAAAATCTTTGGTGTTAAGGGATATAACAAATGACCTCTTCTAATCTTATTTAAATTAGAAATCTCATCATTCGCATATTTGACGACTTTTGTTTTATGGAAAGAAATCGCCTCATTATCTTTATGAAGGATTTCATAATTACATTTGAATTTTTTAAGAGCGATATTATAAGAATTGATATTACCTATATCATACCATTCTTCAAGAATTTTGAAATGAAATTTATGATTTTTGGCGATTAAAGAAGCGATGACATCAACATCACTCAAATTCTTATCCATATAATTTTGATTATAAATATTCATCATAGAATTCCAATATTCATCATAATCATTTATATATGAAACACCTGAATAAACATAATCAAAATCCTTCTCTCCCTTCCCATTTATCTTCTTAATCTCCTTTCCACAAATATTCACCGATGAATATAATGAACCTTCATTTGATTTTGCCAAATATAAATGATTTTCATTTAAATCTAATGAAATCTCATCATTTATAATACTATCACAACAAAAGAAATAGAATGGAAATTGTAAATATTCCTTCGTTTTTAATAAGGAATAGACTAAACTAGACCCTAAACCATCATAATTATCAACATCAACGAAGATGAAATGATGTTTTTCATAGGCGATTTTAAGGAATTCCTTAACGAGATGACCTTGAAACCCAAGAGTAATGATGAAATCAGTTGTTCTAAAATCAAATTTATCTATGATATGACAAATGGCGAATTTATTACCAACACGAATTAGAGATTTATTAAGATATTTGGTTAAATTACCTAAACGACTACCAACACCACTCGTCGTAATTAGAACTTTCTTTCTATGTAATCCATATAAATCATTTAATTTGGCGATAATTGCGGATGAAATATAATCATCAATAGGAATATCTAATTTATTCTTTAAATTCTTGAATGAAGGATAAGAGAATGTGTAATGACCGCATATGAGAATTAATTTCTCTTTATTTTCATCAGGAATAAATGAAGATGAAACCCATTTCTTCCATTTACCAGAATTGAGACAAATATCATAAAAATCATCAAATAAATTATATTCTTTGAAATATTTGAGATAAATTGAGGTTTCTATTTCGGCAAATTCTGGTGCTATATTAATACATTCCAGACCACAATTAGATTTCTTCAAAATTGTTTCATTATCAATCCAATCTCCATTATGTTCTTTGGAAATGAGATTAAATTTCTTGGCGATTTCAATCATCTTCGTTAATTTATCTTCATCAAATATTCCTATATTTGACTTTTCTTTTAATGCGGTTCCTGCTTGAACTACGAGATATTTAATTTGAGAGAAGACGGAGGGAGAGAGTTGATTTTTAAGTTCTTGAACGAAGCTTTCTAATTCTTCTGGTTCAAATTTGCGGATTGCTTCTTCTGTCGCTATTTCAAATTCTATATTTGGATTTAAAGAATGACAGAAATTAATCATCTTGATTGTTTCTTGGAGACCTTGATGAAAATCAGGGAATTTCTTGAAAGGGTCTATATGAATTATATCCATATATTTACAATCAAATTCCAAAGAGGTATAACCATCATCTTCATAAGTTCCTTGTGAATGTCCTGAATGGTCTCTTTCAATTCTAATATCCTTATTCCTTTCCTTCACATAAGAAACGAATTCAGCAGTCGTCCAATCATTCGCATAACCTCCATTAAAATCAACTTGTCTTCGTGAAGGAATAAAAGTAATCTCTTCTTGATAATCATTCGCAAATTTGATAACATTATCAACCACATTTTTACTCATAACACCAATAAAAAATCTCATATTTAATAAAAATAATTGATAATGTCCTTAAATATCATTTTAAAGAATTGTTTAAGAATTGTTTAAGAATTGTTTAATGAATTGTTTAAGAATTGTTTAAAAAATAATAATTAAATTTATAAAAGTTAAAATGAAATCTATTCTATAATTTATTAAAAAAGTTAAAATGAAATCTATTCTATAATTTATTAAAAAAGTTAAAATTCTATTTTTATAATTTGTAAAAAGTTGAAATGAAATCTATATATAATAATCTTATAATTTAGCACACAACATATTTCAATAAGATATAGGAATAGTTCTATTATTTTCTTAAATTGAGCTCAGTTTGAAATTAAGACTTCATAATCAAATATATTGAAATTTAAGAAA